TCAACCCAGTCGCATAGCCCCCGGAGCGTCTGGTCGGCAGCCAGCACTGCCCCAACCTGTGCTGCAAGCGCATCGAACAGACCATCCCGTGCTGAGGCGCTTTGCACGATCATCTCAAGCTCCGCCTTGTGCTGGTAATGATACATGAGCGGCGACAGCGTCACGCTCGGCTCGCCCGGGTTGCCGTCGCGTAAGATCATCAGCCCTGCGGGTGGGATGCGTTCAGGTAAGACCTCGCCGCGCAGAACCGGCACATGCGGGATCGTGCGCAACAGATCCGCCAAGGCGGTGAGGATGGTTTCGCGGGGGGTGGGCATGATTGAACTAATCCGGTTAGGTTATCTTTAGCCAATTCTTGGGGGGCACCTTGTCCATTTCGAATCCAATCATCCGACACTGGTCGCAACTTAACGGCAGCGTTCATCCCTTGGACGAATCCGTGCTTGCGGCAAACAAACACTGCTTTAACTTGGACTACCCACCGCCCGCGTTTATAGGTGACATCATCAACGCGCCCGTTATCTTGCTTGATGCAAATGGTGGTTATGATCCTGTCGTGACGCCAACCGAATTTGCAGATCTTGGCTCTACCGACCGCTTTCTTGACCTTCTCCGAAACCCGCGTGCCTTACACCCGGGGCTGATCGCTCCGTACTACGGTGCGCGAAATTTTGCAGAACTGATCGCGGCAGGGGAACTCGCCCTAGTTAACGCAGTCGCATACCGATCCAGATCGATATCTCGCGAACCTGACAACCGCCGCGTGGCAGAACTGCTTCCATCCACTGTGATTCATCGCGCTTGGTTGCGAGATGTTATCATTCCGGCAGCTTCCCGAGGGGAGCGTCTGGTTATTGCCCATCGAACAAGGCTCTGGCGTATCAAGCGGTCGGAGCCGAATATAACTGGTGTGGTATTCACAACTAACCCAGTCTCGGCAGATATGAGCCGTGCAACACTGGCAGAAATCCGCGCTTTTCTCGACCAACGAGTTTAAGCTGGTCAAAATGATTGAAGCCCGATCAATAGGTGATCAGCGGGTCTCCAGCCAATTCACCACGATCAGCCCCGGTATCGCTGCCTGCGCCCGTTCGGCGTCCCGCGCCAGAGACAGCCGTTTGGCGAGTTTCACCTGGGGCACCAAGAGGAAAATCGGCACAGTGCTCTGGCCGCGCCCGGTCTTGGACCGTGATGCCACGCCCAGCCCACGGCTATTCAGCCGCCCATCAGCCACGAGCAAGCTTGGACCGTTTCGCCGATAGACAAAGCGCAGGCGCAGACCACGCCGCCTTTCCCATTCGCCGGGCGTGAGCGCCTTGCCGCGCGTGCCCTTACCGGCCGCTGGCGTTGGGATGGCAAGCCAGAAGCCGTCTTTCGACCTAATCAAGGGTCCCGTGTCATGCGCGCCGATGATCACCGGCGCGTTTGACCAAATTAAGGCCGCTGCATTCAGGCTTGGCCGACCTTTCGGATAGTCTTGCGAGCGAATGGTCCGCGCCAACCGCGTCCCGAGCCCGACGCCCGTGATCTGCCCGCGCCAATCAGTCTTGAGACTGAGGGCTGCGCCACGAACAGCATCTGAGACGGCTTTTTCCCCTGCGAGGAACTCGGCCCGCATGTCGGCCGCAATACTACTGGAGATCTCAAGGCGAAGTTTCACGCTGGTGCCGCCTCAATGGTCCAGATCAGGCGATCCCGATCCCGGATTGGCTCACCCTGGATCAGGAAGGTCTCATCCCCGATGAGGATCTGCTCGTCTGGGCGGGGCGCGGGAAGCTGAGAGACGCGCACATCGAAGCGCATGGTCTCTGACACCAGACGCGCGGCCCCAAATGTGGTCACATCATCATTACGACGCATGATGACGCGGATCCGGGTGAACTGCCCTTCGCTGTCACGATGCCAGGCCTCGTGGGCGAGGTTCGGATCAGCGAAGAGCAGATCAAGGGCCAGGGCAAAGGCCGTCATGTCTCAGCGGCCTCAGTTCGAGCTGAAGATCCGGATGGCCAGCCGCGGGCGCTTGTTGACCGGCAAGATCGAAGCCTCGGTCATGAGATCGATCCAGCGCCCCTTGGTGTCCATCATCTGCCGCGCGTAAAGCGGCAGACCCACGGTGTTGGCCGTCTCCAGCAAGTTGGCCGGCCCGCCATAGGTGGTGAAGGTGTCGAAGGTCCCAAGCGGGAAGGCGATGCCCTCGCCCGCGGGGATCAGGCGTTCCGAGGTGCCGTTCGAAAGCGTGACCGAGCCGTTGTATTCCTCGAACAGGATACCTGCGAATGGAAAGGCGCGCCGCATGTCCTCGCGCAGGGGCTGGCCGCCGGTGGCGGAGAAGAACTTGTAGGCTTCCTCGGTCTTGGGGTGGCTGATCAGCTTGTCGAAGAATTCGGAACTGACGAGTGCATGCGCCGTGGTCATGGTCTCGCCCAGAAGGCTGTCCTCGATCCCGCGCAGGACCGTCCTGACCTTGCCCTGCACATTCGTTCCGGCCGTGCCAAAGACGAAGTCGACCGAGATCTGCTCGAGGCCAAACTCAGTGAAGTAGTTGTAGAGTGTGGTGCCCGCGCCGTCCTTCACGATGCCGCGGAGCGCGTTCATCTCCATGTATTCGCGGGTCTGGGCATGCTTGCGGCGCATCAACGTCAGCTTGCGGTTCATCACCTCGACAAGCGGGTCGGCTGCGTCCGACAGGCCCAGCGCGGGCATGCCCTGGATATCGGCGGGCAGGATCACATCGTCATGCGGGATCCAAGGGAGAGCGAAGCTGCGCATCGAGCGCTGCTCGCGCGTGCCGACAGTGGCAGGCGCGCCTAGCGGGACCGAGGGCAGCAGGCTCAAGACGCCTTGGCGCTGTTCGATCACGATCGAACGCTGGGTGACGCCTTCAAAGCGGAAGAGGCCGATCTGGCCGAGACGGGTGTAGAGGTTGGGCAGGATGTTGATGGCCTGCGTCATCTCGGCGAGCGAATAGCCGCCCGCGTCAAACGGGTTGCGGGTGATGGTCATGGGGAACTCCGGGGAAAGGGGTGATGCGCAGCTGCGCGAGTGGGATCAGGGGCCGATCAATCGGATCAGGCGGCGTCGCGTGGGACGATGCCGATCGCTGTCAGCTGGGCGTGCTTGGCGGCCTTCTTGGCTGCGTCATCAACACTGGCGTCGAACACGAGCGCGGCTTTTGAGACGATGGCGGGGCCGCGCAGGACGACGATGCCGGTCGTATCAGCCGCTGTCGCGTCCACGTCGTAAAGCAGGACAGCGGCCGCGTTCTGCGCGCCGTCGGTACCAGTGGCGGTGCTGAGCTTCATCTTGCCGCTGGCGGTGATGCGACCAAGAACAGCGCCAACGGCGTAGCTGGTGCCGGCCAGCAGCGTGACGGTCTCGCGGGTGAAGTTGTGGTTCAGCTCGTATTTTAGGACGTCGCCCATCGTGGGCGGTTGGGTCAGCACGGACATGGGCAATCTCCGAAGATGTGGGGGTCAAAAAGAAATCCCCCGCCGGGGAGGAGCGGCGGGGGATCAGGTGGGCGGTGCAGAAATCAGGAAAAGCGGCTCAGCCCCTGGTGCCCGCCGAAGCAGCCTTCTTTGCGGCCGCCACAATCGGACTTTCCGCGGATTTTGGCAGGACGGGCGAAGGTGGGGCCGCGACGATGTCGCGCGCATCTGCCGCTGCGGCGGCCCGCTGCAGGACAAGCTTGCGCAGGGCCTCCGGGGCCGTGCCCTGGCGGAGCGCCTTCGCCGCGTCAATCGCGATGCCGAGCCGGCCTGCTTGCGCTGCGATTTCCGCGATCTCCGCTGCCGACTCTCGCAACTGTGCCGAGAGCTCTGCGAGATTGCTGGGCGCTGGGGCAACAGCCTCTGGTGGCTGCGATGCTGCCGAGGCCTGGGTTGACGTGGATGATGGCGCAATGGCGGCATTGGTTTCGCCCTCTGCAGTGTCCGTCACATCAGCGTCGGTGTCCTGCGGGCTGTCGTCGGGCTGGTTCTCTTGGGCCATGAGTGCCTCCTGTTTGGGCTGAGGAAGGGATGCGCGTCGCGCGCGGAAGGATGAAAGTGGTGGGGGGCTGGACAGCATCTGGCGAAAGCCGGCAAAGCCGCGCGCCAGATCTGTGACTTCATCGGCGAGGCCTGCGGCGACGGCATCCGTCCCGCGATAGGTCGCGGCCTCGGTCACCAGCGCCGCTTCCTGGCTCAGCCGACCGGCCCGACCAGCGGCGACAGTCTCGGCGAAGAGGAACCGCAGCACATCAATCTCGCGCTGGATGTCATCGCGGACTACTTCGGGGAGCGGCTCATAGGGATTGCCTTCGACCTTATGCTGACCCGAGTGGATCAGCGTCACACGCACCCCGTCCTGATCCAATTGGCCGCTGAGGTCGGCATGCATGACCACGACGCCGATGCTGCCCACGGCACCGGTGCGCGGCAGGAGGATGCGGTCGGCCTGGGAAGCCAGAGCATAGCCTGCCGAAAAGGCGTGTTCTGCCACGAAGGCCCAGACTGGCTTGTTAGCTCGGACGGCGCGGATCTGATCTGCCAGGTCAAAGACACCCGCCACTTCACCGCCAAAGCTGTCGATTTCCAATGCAAGGCCGCGCACGCTGGGATCCTTGGCCGCTGCCTCGATCTGCGCCGCGATCCCTTCATAACTGGTCTGGCCCGAGGATTGTCCGATCCAGGATCCGCGATGAATCAGCACACCCGAAATCTCGATCACGGCGACCCCATCGACGATCGGGTAGGGAACGTCGCCATGGTGTTGCATGCGTTCAGTGAGGTTTCCACCTAAGATGCTGGCGCGTGCAGGAAGAACAGTTTTGCCCTCTGGTGTGTCGACGCCATCAGCCAGTTCGACCTGCCGTCCCAGGATGCGCGGCCCAAGCCCCGACAGGAACGCCATGGCCTTGGACGGTTCGACCAGCAGCGGCGTATTGAAGGCTCGCGCGGCAATTCGTGCGTGGAGCATCAGGGTTTGTCCTCATCAGCGCGCGGGAGATCTTCCGCGTCATCGGCTTCATCCTCGGTCTCTGGTTGGTCTCCCTCGGCCAGTACGGCCTGAACGCCTTGCGCGGGCGATCCCGGCCGACGGAAATCGAGGCCCAGCGCGCGCTCGCGGTCCCGTTCAGCGGCAATCTCACGATCGACCTGCTCGGCGTCGTAGCCGCGCTCGGCGATGGCTTGAGTGCGGGATTTTAGCCCGGCCTCGATCTGGGCGATCTCGGCATTGGCGTCTTTCAGCGGATCGACCCAGTCCCATTTCGTGGGGAGCCAGTCGGCGGCCAGCATGCGCGGGCGGTCTGCTTCATAGCCGGGCAGGGGTAGCGCGCCGGACAGCACCGCCAGATCAAGCCAGCGCGCGTAGACCGGGCGGCAGAGCTGATAGACCATCACCGAATGCTGCCAAGCCGAGACGCGGCGGCGGAATTCGATCAGCGCAAGGCGCGAGTTCGAGAAGTTCCCCTTCACCATGTCATTGGCGAGGTAGGGGTAGGGGATGCCAAGTGCTGCCGAGATCTGCAGCAGCGTCCTGTACTGGAACGGCTCATAGGTTGCCCCGCTATCAGCTGGTTGGCCCACGGTCACATCCTCACCTGGATCCAGCCGGACGATCTGGCCCGGACTGATCTCGACGCCTGACGGCACCTCTTCGTCGTCCAAGGGCGCCAGTGGGTTCTCCGGGGCAGGCGAGGTGACGAACATCGCATACATCGCCGCGACCTTTTTTCGGTCGAGTTCGGCATCGTCATATTGATCGAGCAGGAAGAGCTTCACGATCGCCGGGGCGAGTTTCGACACACCGCGCAGTTGTCCGCCCTCGACTGGGTCAATGACGTGGATCACCTCCGAGGCGGGAACGCGCACAATCTCACCCGAGAGACCCGGATCGGTGCTGTCGCCCGGATGGCGACGGAAGAAGTGATAGGCCACACGCCGCCCGATCCGGTCGAACTCGATCCCCTGGCGGATCGCGTTGCCGTTGCGCGCCACGCCGGTTTCATGCAGCGGCAGCATTTCCGAGGGCAGCATCTGGAGTTGGAGCGGTACCGTGAGGCCATCCTCGACCCGCCGCGGCCTGATCCGAACAAAGACTTCACCTGCCAGGAACACCTCACGCGCCGCGCGCCGCTGCAACCCGTAGAAGTCTGTCAGTCCCTCGGCATCGGCCTCATCGGTCCAAGCGAGCCACAGCCGCTGCAACTCTTCTTTTCTCGCGGCATCTGTGAGTTTCGAGATCGGCTTGATTCCGTCGCCCACGGTATTGGCGGCCCAGCTTTCGACGGCATTCATGGCATATCCGTTGTTGCGCACGAGCCAGCGGGCACGTGCGGTGATATCCGGGCCTGATGCTGCGATCAGCGCATTCACATGCGCGCGCGTCGCCTGGAACCCGCGTAGCCGCCGATGATGCTGTCCCGCATCAAACCCGCCGATGAAGGCGCCAAGGCGTTGCCGCCAGTTCATCACAGGTCCTTCACGGCAAAGGGGCGCAGAACACGGCCGGTGCCGCGCTCGACCTTGGCAATCCGCCGTTCGATATCGCTGATTGCGGCTGCGAGTTCGGCGTCAGTGCCGTAACTTACGGTTTTGCCGTCATAGCTCACAGAGCGCGTGCCGCTGTTGCGCGCGGCCATGAGCGCGCTGAGGCGGAGTTTCAGATCGT